GAGACGATACAGTTCTAGTAATTGATTCCCTTACACTAATGGGAGAGGCAGCTTTGAGAGCCGCTCTCGTTTTTAATAACAAGAAACCTACGGAACAAGCTAGCCAACCCGAATGGGGGGCAGCCGCTCGTGATGTGCAAAACATTATACAATACATTACTGGCGATGAAGTAAAGTGTAATGTTGTAGTGACTACACACATGCAATATATGGAAGGTGATCTAGGTGTGTCTAAGGCATACCCCACCTCTGTAGGTTCCAAGCTATCAACTAAGATTGGTAGATATTTTAACTGCGTTTGCAGAATAGATACTAGGTCATCTAGTAAAGGAACAGAGCGCACGTTACGTACAATGTCAGATCATAAAATGGATCTGAAAGTTACAGCGCCGTCTTTAATAGAGCCGAACATTGAACTTAACTTGCAAAAGTTATTTGATTCTATTCAAAGTAACGCACAGTCTAAACTAAAAGAGAGCAATACGAAAGGAGATAAATAATGTCTAATGTTGCTGACTTCTTAAACATGACACCCAATGACACGCCAGAAGCTGCCGTGCTACCAGAGGGTAGTTATGAGTTCTCTATAACATCTTATAGAGCAGACGAGGTGGGTCAAAATAATACCCCTCTTGTCAGAGTAAACGTCAAGGCAATCGGAGTTATCGATTCAGATTTAGTTGAAGATAAACTCAAGGATGCACAGCCAACTCGTATGGAGTTCTGGGCTACACCCGACGCCTTGAAGTTACCTAATCCTGCAGTAGGATTAAAATCTTTTCTAACCAACGGGTTAGATATGGGTCATGTGGAAGACCTGCCTTACAGCGAATTGCTAGAGATGGCAATTGGTAAAACTTTCAAGGGCTTAATCAAGCATGAGATGGTTGGGCAGAATAAAGATATTCTACAACCAAAAGTAAAGAGAATACTCTAACATGACTAAGCAGGCAGTAACTTCACAACAACCCAACGGTGATTGCAAGATAGCTTTTGTATTTGATTTTCCAACTACGGATGAGCAACGTCTTGGTGAAATCATGGTTGGTAGTACGGGAAAAATGTTTCACAAAATGTGTGAGATATTAGAACTAAATGTGGAGAACTGTTTGCTTACGCATGCTCTCGCTCAGAAGCCAGCACAGGAGAACCCTGCCCACTTCTTTATGAACAAGAAAAACTATTCTAAGTTTAGTAAAGAGAACAAGTGGCGCTCGAAGTATCCTGTGAATGGCTTCGGCTTTTTAAAGCCAGAGTATGAGAGCGAGTTAGAGCGGTTGCAAAACGAGCTTAACGCGTGTGCACCTAATATCATTATTGCTATGGGGAGCCTTGCGTTATGGGCGCTGACAGGACTAGACAAGATAGGTACTTACAGGGGAACCATTCTCAAATCGGACCTCACAGGTGGGACCAAGGTTATGCCTACGTTTAGTCCTAGTGCCGTTATCAGAAACTTTGACTTCAGACCTATTGTCTTAGCGGATATCAAGAAGGCAGTTGAAGAATCAAACACGCCAGAAATTAAAATAAAAGAAAGAGAGTTATGGATTGAACCAACAATTGAAGACTTACAAAGTTTTGAGGAGAGCTATATCAAAGAGAATAACGAAGATGAGCCGCTTAGCTTCGACATTGAGACGGCTAACGGTTTTATTACTTGTATTGGTTTTGCTCCAAATGATTCTACTGCTTTGGTCATACCATTCAAGGACAAACGAAACGTACTCCAAAACTATTGGACCGATGTTACTCATGAACAACAAGCATGGGCTTGGATAAAGCGAATCCTTGAGAACGAAAAGATTACGAAGGTCGCACAGAACCAAACGTATGATGTATCGTGGCTACAATATAAACACAATATAAAAGTAGCGGGAACTATTCATGATACAATGCATGCCCAACATGCACTACAGCCCGAACAACAAAAAGGCTTAGGCTTTTTAGGTTCGATATATACAAACGAGGGTGCTTGGAAAACCATGGCTAAGTTTTCAAAGAGTACTAAGAGAGATGAATAGATGTAATAATGACCAAACGTGCTCCATATTTTTCGGAGTTACACATACCAAATGATTTAGTAACTATCGAGAGTGAAGTACGATTGTGGAGATCAGTAATTGACCAAGCGATATCAGACTTTCTAACGACCAACAAGTCGAGGGAAAGTTTATCAAACAAAGAACGTGCCAAGATTTGGCTAAGAGGAAAGACAGAAGATTTCAGTATAGTATGCGAGTATGCCTACTTAAATGCACAGAATGTAAGGGAAGAAATATTTAATATCATAGGTGGAATAGATGAGTTATACAAGTAATAGATCAACAACAGCATACAGTACACAAGTGGGTGGTGACCACTATAAAAAATATAAGATACAACCATCGGAGTTTGTTAACCAGAACAATTTTCTTTTTGCGGAAGGTAACGCAATCAAGTATATCTGCAGACATCAAGACAAGGGTGGCAAGCAAGACTTACTAAAAGCAAAACACTATATCGACATGATAATTGAGAGAGACTATGAGTAACACAGGAGACAAAAGCAATGGCAAAAATAATAAAGAACGTAGATATACAAAATATCGAACTCGATTCTGAGCAGACCCTCTGGACTTATTGCGCTTTAGATTGCGCGGTGACTCTAGAGATTTGGCAGAAGATTAAAAAAGAATTAGACGATACCACTTCCAAAACATATCAGTTTGAAATAGATAGCCTCAAGCCTGCGATGGCTATGATGCAGAAGGGTTTGCGCGTTGACCTAGAGAAAGTTAAGAACATGCGTGCCCCCTTGAAAAAAGCGCGCTTGAAGTTAGAGCGTATGCTGAATCTATTTGCCCAAGCGGCAACAGGTAAAGACTTAAACCACGCTTCCCCAAAACAATTACAGGATTTATTTTATGTACACTTAGGTATACCTAAGATCATGTCCTATAAAAAAGGTAAGTCAAAAGTTTCAACAGATCGTGAAGCGCTAGAAAAACTGCGCGAAAATTATCCACGAGCAAAAGTATTTGCCAACGCGATTCTTGCGTTGCGCGATATTGACAAACAACTTGGTGTGCTAGAAACAGATAGAGATAAGGACAATCGCATTCGTTGTTCTTATAATGTGGCAGGCACAGAGACAGGTCGTTGGTCATCTTCAGAAGCCCCTTGGGGTACAGGAACTAATCTTCAAAACATAACAAAAGACTTGCGCGAAATCTTCATTCCAGATGATGGAATGACTATGTTCTACGCAGACTTAGAGCAGGCGGAATCTCGTGTGGTTGCCTACTTAACAGGTGATCAAGGATACATTGATGCTTGTGAGAGCGGTGATTTGCATACCACTGTGGTCAAGATGGTCTGGAAAAATATGGGTTGGAGTGGTGATCCTGTTCAAGAAAGGAAGCTAGCCGAGAATCCCTATTACTTACAATTTAGTTTTAGAGATATGTGTAAACGTGCAGGTCATGGTACTAACTATGGTTTGTCCGCCGCATCCTTGGCTAGACATCTGAAGATTAAAGTAGCACATGCTACACGATTCCAATTACTTTATTATGGAGGAGTAGTCAGTCTTGATTCTGTGAATCGCTGGCATCAACAAGATCCTAAAGCTGGTTTTGATGAGCTTCTAGCATATGGTAAGGTATATGGTGAGAAGGCTAAATACGTTGAAGTGCCTGGCGCATTCCCTGGAATACGCAGCTGGCATGACAACATAGCAAATGAGTTGTTAAATACTGGAACGCTGACTACTCCAATAGGCAGACGCAGACAATTCTGGGGTAGACTTGATGATGCCACAACACTCCGTGGTGCTATCGCTTATGTACCTCAATCTACTATTGGTGATTTATTGAACATGGGATTATATCGAGTGTGGAATGAGTTGCGTGATGATGGTGTTCAAGTATTAGGACAAGTACACGACGCGATTTTAGGACAGGTTCCTACTGAAAAGATAGATGAGCTGATGCCTAAGATCGTTGAGTGTATGACAAATCCTATTCAAGTAGGCGAGAGAACATTGGTGATACCTTCTTCTGTTGAAGTGGGTAACACTTGGAAGAACATGAAAACATGGGAGAGGGGGCACGATGGCGCGAATATATAAAGACTATATAGACGCATGTGTAAAGGCGACAGAGAATAGTCCAATACCAAAACTGTTTAGAACTTGGGCGGCGCTATCTTCTGTGTCTGGCGCACTTGGTAGAAGAGTGTGGATGCCTATGGCTAACTACGATATACGTGCGAATATATTCATCGTGCTTGTAGCAGGACCAGGCAGAAACAAATCAGTTAGTTTGATTCTACCATTTAGTAAAGTATTTCGTAAACTAACAACACCTGTAGGTACAAAACCAGACCACGAGAATTTTAATTCTGGATTAGTTGAGTACGGTTTGAAAGAGTTTCCTCTCTATCTTATACAAGATAGAATTACTCCAGAAAAATTAGCAGTGGATATGTCTAAAGCATCTAGGTTTGACATGCGTTTATCTACAATAGGTGATGAATTTTATGATGGGTCATTGACATTGGTAACTTCAGAACTTGGTACATTCCTCTCAAGGCATGAGCGTTACCTTCAAATGTTTTTGACCGATATGTGGGATAGCAAAGAAGAATACTCACATAAAACCAAGACTGCAGGTGAGCACATTATCAAAGGTCCTTGTTTAAATTGGATCGCATGTGCTACACCAGAGCAGTTTGTTGATAACTTACCAGAAGACGCTAGGTCACAAGGTCTATTATCTAGAATCATTCCTGTCTTTTATGATGGCGAAAAGATTCCTCAGTCTTTGTTACAAGATAGAGTTAATGATGCGACTATTATTAATCTAAGACATGACTTGTCAGAGATTGCTAAGATGTACGGACCTGCGAGATTTGATGACCGAGCATTTGATAAGATCAATGAAGATATTGAAACAGGACTTCAACCAATACCGACTGACGCTAACTTAGCTGAGTATACACAACGTAGAGTATCACATTTTATTAAAGTATCCTTAGCTATCTCAGCCAGTAATTCTAAGGATAAGGTTATTACTTGGGATCATTGGCAAAGAACTAAAGACTTAATGTTTGAAGTAGAAGAGGCTATGCCTCGTGCGTTAGCAGGCTTTGGTATGGCTAGGGCGGGTAAACTAGCACAGGATATGGCAGTCTGGTCGAAAGAAACTATGGCAAATTCTAACCAAGGATTTATACACCTTCGACACTTCAAGCGGGAACTTCTTCGAAGAACTCTCGCGCCAGGTGAATCAGAGCAGACTGTCAAGGCTATGGAAGAAGCGGGATATATAAAAGTACAAGATGGTCTTGTATTCCCCGTTAAGTTGTGATAGGATGAGAAACTCGCCTCGAGAAACATTCAAAATTAATAAAGGAGCAAACATGAAAATAAATATAGACTACTCTCGCGATGACCTCTTGACAGAGTCTGGCAAAACAATACTTAAAGATAGATACTTACTACCCACTGAGGCTAGTCCTCAAGATGGCTTTGCCCGAGCGGCAAAAACATTTGCTGATGATCAATCACATGCACAAAGATTATATGATTACGCAAGTAAGTTATGGTTTATGTTTTCCACACCTGTCTTATCTAATGGGGGTACAACACGAGGGCTACCTATATCTTGCTTCTTAAATTATGTAGATGATTCACGTGAAGGTTTAGCAGATCACTATACTGAAAACATATGGTTGTCTAGCATGGGCGGTGGTATCGGTGGATACTGGGGTGATGTTAGATCACAAGGTATGGCTACGAGTATTGGTAATAAAACTACAGGTGTGATACCTTTCATGCATGTGGTTGATTCACCGATGACTGCATTCCACCAAGGTGCAACAAGACGTGGTAGTTATGCATCATACATGGATGTATCACATCCAGAGATTGTAGAATTTATTGAGATGAGAAAACCTACAGGCGGTGACATACACAGAAAGAATTTAAATCTACATCATGGTATTAATATCACTGATGCTTTCATGGAAGCTGTACAAAAAGGTGACTCATGGGATTTGATTGATCCACATACTAAACAAGTTATTAAAACAACAGATGCTAGAACTTTATGGATTAAGATTCTTGAAACAAGAATAGCTACAGGTGAGCCATACATTTCATTTATTGATACAGTGAATGCGGCGTTACCAGAATCACAAAAGAAACTAGGATTAAAATTCAACCACTCAAACTTATGTTCTGAGATTACATTACCTACAGCCAAAGACAGAACTGCTGTGTGTTGTTTATCTTCAGTGAACTTAGAATACTTTGATGAGTGGAAAGACAACAAATTATTTATAGAAGATTTGGTGCGTATGCTTGATAATGTTTTAGATCATTTCATCACAAGTGCCCCCTCTTACATGTGGCGTGCAGTTAATTCCGCGCGTTGTGAAAGAGCCATTGGCTTAGGCGCGATGGGGCTACATAGTTATTTCCAGAAGAGAGAGGTAGCTATGGATGGTGAAAAGTCTAAAGATATTAATGAGTATATATTCAAGCATATACACAACGAGGCTCAATCTGC